CTTCAAAAAGCTTAATTGTCGCCTGTGCTTTAGGTTTACCTCTGTATTGCCAGATTATTAAATCAGAGTAAGGCATTATTCCACCTCGATTGTCACATCATTTGGTAAAATCCTAGCAATCTCACGAGGTTGCAGCACTACGTTTTCAGCTTTCAACTGTTGACCTTTTCGTGCGATTTTTAATTCCTTAACCCAGAATCCACCGACTTGGTTAATCGGCGAATATAGTCGAGATAAAGAAACAGTTTGACCGATATTAAACACCTGTTTCGCTAGTTGCTTGGTAATTTCGCTCTTGTTAATTTGAGTAAAATCTTCGTATCTTACGCATCGCATCGAGATTTGAATATCAACCATTGCCGCACGGTCGAATTTAATTACTCGTTGTTCGTTATCCCTTTGGAGCGTAACTTGTGTATCACCTTGCAATCCTACGCCTGCACCTTTGTTCTGGTAAATAACATCGGCAATATCCGCACTATCACCGCCATTAACAATGACATTAATTGAATGAGGCTCTACACCGAATGAATCTCTTTGACCCGTGTTATTCTCAAGCACTCTAACGTGCTTAACATCTGGCAAGGCCGCAATCTTAGCATTAATTGCCTCTGCCGAGTTTTGTGCGTTTTTTGTACGGCTAAACAAGAAACGCTCCCTTAACTGAATGTCTGTTTCTTCTTCAATGCCAACCTCTGCATCTTCTTGAGTCGTTGCACTAATCAAACCAAGAGTGATTGTTTCAATGGTTAAATTTGTGTTTTTTGCTAAGTTAAATGCTCCAAGCTGCTCACTTCTGAAATCCGCTCGTGCTGAACCATTTGAATCAAGTGTGACATCGGATGCAAGAACCCATCTAACCTTATGAGTGTCCGAAACTACAATCCCAGAATATAGCCTTGTATTCGGCTCACCAGTTAAAGCCACTGACCTTAAATAGCTGTAATTAGCACCCCTACGCATTAATCCAGCGTATGCCACTCGCTGCTCCAGCCATGCACCAGTTGCCACATCTGGATCTAGCTGTCTATATACATTCTCAGCTAGCTCCTCAAAATCCATTCTAATTTGAGCAAGTAATCCAACAACTTGCCCGTCTGGAGTGTTTGGTGATAAGTCGATATTTTGACCGTATATTTGACGCAAGCCATTTTCAAGAGTCGAAACAATACTGTCCAATCTCTCAATCTTAATCCCCTCTTCCGTTAGTGTTGCCATGATTTACCCCTATGATGTATAGCTCGCTGATTGCTCTTTCCCGTAAATATCCTGATAAGTGATATACACTTCAAGTTTTCGATTATCTGAATTTAGAATAGCCTCGTAATCAGTTATCTTTACCACTCCATCAGTTTGCAATACATGGCGTTTTATTCTGATTTCCCAATCTGACAAATCAACATTTCGCCCCATTTGCTCCAGCCACGGCAAACCGTGTTCTAGGTTTAAAAACCAGTCATTAGTGAACGACCAAAGTCTAGTTTGAACGTTTTGAGCAATAGCCTCTGATTCGCTTGCGTAGTTTGAAAACCCTTGTCCAAAAGTCCAATCGTGATTTTTATCCACTCGTCTAACTCTAACCGTCATTGTGGCACTCCTGTCGTTCCACCGCTGTCGCCTGTGTGTTTGTGTGATTTCCCAGATATTCCAGCCGACTTAACATCAGTGTCACTTGAAATGATTCCTGTTGAACTATGCTTACCTTTCTGTGCTGTATCTCCTTGATGCTCTATATTGCCCTTGATTAAGATTGTCCCGTTTTTGATCCGAATATACGTTCCGCCATCAAGCGTTTGCATCGAAAGCCCGTCATTGAAAAAGTTTTTAATAACTCTAGGAACTGAACAAACGCCAGGAATAAACATCGCATCTGATAGGTCGTGCAGCCTAAAATCAAGAGGTGCTGATGCACTGCCATTTTGCCACCAACCATCTATGCACCGCTCGGAAAATATCGCTATTCCCTCATCACCCTCTTTTAATGGGAATGTAACAGCGAATCCACCGCCTCTAGGGAAACTAACTGGAACATCGACAAGAGCAGGAATATCAGCATCTTTTCCATCAGCTAATTTCATCTTAATCTGTGTGGCAAGCGTTACTGTTTGCTTGCTTGAATCAAAACTCACCACCTTAGCAGGTAACGCAGTGTGTAGATTTAATTGTGCTTGTTGAATTTGCTGGTCTGCTGCTGTTTCTGGTGTTGCTAGTGTTTGACTATAATTCATCTATTTACCACCTTTTCCACCATCTACTTTTTGAAATTTACCGCCCACGACAGTCATTTTGCTATGCCAGTCGCCACCTATGCCATCGCCAGAGTGTGCCAATTTAACAACCTTGTACTCGCCATTAAAATACTCAATGATTGATTCAAGTTTGATTAATCCACCAATTTGTAGAGCTGGATTAAGTAGGCAAGTAATTTCTAGTCCATCATCTGTTTGCTCTGGAGCGTTAATCATTCCTGTGTCTTGAGATATTAATACGGCTTCATCACTTAAAACCTTATCCTTTGGAAGAAACACTAAAGAACCGTCCTGAATAGACCAGTCAGCATTGTTATTTCTTGCCACTCTATTCAACACCTCACGACTATCGCCATTTAAAACCCTCCCACGTGGAAGCTGTCGTTTGTTTGGTATATCAATCGCTCCAGCCTGCACCTTTGGCATTGTTTTTTGTATTTCTTCGACTATTTGTTTATCTGTCGCCCCTGCTTTAAGCGTTGTTTTAGCTCTGGACTGCGTATAAGCCACGTGTCCGTCAGAACACTCAAGCGTTAAAACAAAGTCTAATCCGTCTCGCTGGATTCTAACTTTTGTAATGTCGCCAGAGTAAATCTGTCTTAATTCGCTGTAGCCCACTGATAAGGCGGCTTTCTTGTAATCTTGGCTTAATAATTTATTGATGTGATTTCGGTTCAGATTCCAGACTTGAATTTTCGCAGGGTTAGGTTTCTCATTGATTGTTTTATCAATTTCAAATGCGACCCGTAGTTGCTCTATTGATACTGTTTCGCTATCATTGCTAATATCAAGCTTCCATTGACGACCAAACTGTTTCATTATTTAGCCCCTATATACAAGAAGCATCTTGTGCCTAAGTCGCTTGCGGCCATGACATCTAAATCAGCACCGCTCTCATCCTCTAAGTAAAAGAAATAAGGTTGAGTTGAGCGCAATAGAATAGGTACTCCGCACGCCAAGGCTTGACCTTGGCAGATTTGTTTTTGAGTCACCGGTTCAAAAACATCCATTGACCAGAATTCGCCTATACTATTAAATCGTAGTGTTAAACGGATTTTTCGACCATTAAAATCAAATGTCTGCTCTTGATATGGCGATTGTGTAACTGGAATTAATCTCATTTTCTAACTCCTATCACATTGCCAAGGTGCGAAGTTTTCTTAGGAGTAGCTTTCACGGGTTGCGTCGTTCCTTGTTGGGTTTTGCTTGCTGACTGCGTTGCAGCTCTTCCGCTCTTACTCTTCCCTGCTGTTGTTGATTTTCCTCCAGCTCCAGATTTTCCGTTACTGTTTCCGCCGCCGCTTGAGCTTGATGTTTGAGTATCAACAATAAATATTTCCCTTGCCGCTATCGTAAATGTTGCACTTCCGTCTTGTGATTGATTAACGGATATTGATTCAATCATCATATTCTCATACAGGTGAATGCCTGTTTGAATGTCTATTGTTTCACCTGATTTTTGGCAAGCCACTAAATCGGCATAACACTTCTGAACTCTACTATCACCAACTCCGCTATCTAGTAGTCCGCCAAGCCCAAAATCTGGCAAAAAAGGTGCGATTGAACGCACCTGATTAAACGCATTTTTAACTTGATTGAAAGCTCCTGCGACCTGACTAATCACTCGTCCAGCTTTAGCAATCGTTTGAGCTGTTTTAGTTACAACATCAACTGGAAGCGGTATAGCATTGAGGAAATCGGAAGCTCCTCGTATATTCCCAAGAAAAGGAATGCTTCCGCTAAATGAGCTATGGTCGTGATCTACCATTACACCATTTATTGTCACTCTCTTTGGTTGAATGACAGCATGGTCTGCTATCGCAGCTCCAGATTCAATCGGATTCTCTGTGATTGATAGGTCTGATTGATGATCTTCGACTGTGATAGCATCAAATGTAATTTGCCCAATATTTCTATTGGACACTTGAGCAAAATTAGCCATGTTTAACCTATAACTGTTGATAGTTGATTATTGATTGCTCTTGCCGATTGGTCTGCCACGGCTTTAGGATTATCTGAGCCTTGAATGTGCTGCGTAATAGTTATTTTATTATTACTGTTTTTCTGACTGTTATCTGTGTTTGTAGTTTGCTGACTAGCTCCAGAAGATGCAGCCATAGAAGCACCAAGAACCATATTTTGCATTGATGCAGCGCTTTGAGCGAACCCAGCTGCAGAAGATGCAACAGAGCCAACATTTTCGCCAATAGTTTGAACTCGTTGAGTGATTGGTATCTCTATCGGTTCGATCCCTGCGCCAAACTTATTGACAATAGAAATCAAACTATTAACAAACTCAATAGCTGCTTTTTTAATGTTATCCCAAACACCAAGCACGACATCCCCCATTTTAGAGAACATCCGCTTAAAAGCACCTAACCAATCGCCACTAGTCCAACCATAAACAATACCATCCCACACCGCACCAAGCATTTTAAATAAGCCAATTACAGCAGAAATAGCCGCCTCAAATGAGGACGATAAGGCCGTCGCAACAACTGCAATAACGCCAGAAAGCCCCTCAAGAGTCTGAGCGATAAAGTTAAATACACTCGCCAACGCACTGCCGACAGATTCACCATTATTACCAAACTCATCAACCGCACTTGTTGCACCGAAGATTTGTTTTAATAATCTTGAGAAACTACCGTATATGCTTTCGATAGCCGACCAGACGATAGATAACACGCCTTTTAGTGGTTTGATAACATCTAACGCATCATCCCATCCATTAGCAAAACTCTTAACCCATTCTTTGGCTTTATCAACCCAAGGCTTGATAGCTTTCCAACCATCAGCGAAAGGTTTCCAGAAATCCCCAAGAGCAGTTTCACCACCCTCAAGATATGTCATAAAGTCATCAATGAGCAGAAATAAGGCTGTGACAGCTCCAACGGCTAAAGTTATCGGGTTTGTCGCAAACGCTAATAACATTCTGCGACTTAGCCACAACATCAAGCCGCCTAGAGCAATAATCACAGACTTCCAGCCGATAGTGCTTTCAATAACGTTATTAATTGCACCAGCCACTTCAAACAAGAACGAGAGAACCTTGCTAAACCCATTTAATATGGACTTAATAAAGTCATTGTTTTCAACAAACCATTTTGTGAAGCTTTCTGCCAATCGTTGAATTGACGGAGCTACTCTCAAAGATACGTACTCGCCTATTGCGGTGAATACTTGAGAAACCTGCGTTAAAGCATCCTTGAAAGCCGCTGCGGTTTCAGCATTTTCAGCGTTCCCAACGCCAAGTGTTAAGGCTTCTGCTAGGGCAATCTGTTCAGCTAACTCATCATTGCCAAGTCGCAGCATTTGAATCATAGAGCCATCAATACCAAGCTTCGAAAGCATTGCTATTTGCTCTTGGTTGCTCATTTGCTGCATTTTTTCGGATATTTCACCGAATAGCTCGCTAGATGATTTTATTTCGCCATTGGCTTTTTTAGCGCTTAATCCATACTGCTCAAAAGATTTGGCTCCTCGACCAACTCCAGCGGCAGCCTCACCGATTGTCCGAGATAACCCCTCGATTGATGATTGAGCGGCTTGAGCAGAAGAGCCGTTTACTTCTGCGACCTTGCCTAAAAGATAAATCTGATCTGCTGATTCGCCAGTTACATTTGATAACTGTTTAATCTCATCTAGTGCATCAAGATTTGCATCAACAAAGTTTTTAACGCCAACGGTTGCAGCTAAGAAAGCCGCACCAAATGCGGCAACTTTTAATGTTGCAGCGTTAATGCTTACGCCTAAAATGTTGAACTTCTGAACTAATTCATCCGCACCGTATTTGTTAGCCCATAGCTCAATAAGATCACCAGATAAGTCATTAACAGCATCAGCATTTTCTTTTGTGGCTTCTGTATTTGCTAAAACAGCTTTGCTGTCCAAATCAACAGAGTTTTTCTTCTGCTCAATAGCGGCGCCAAGTTTATTAATTACAGATTCGACTTGCTCGGCACTTAGTCCAGCTTCTTGTAATTCTCTTGTTAGCTCTGCACTATTGTTAATGAAATCCTCACCAAATGCCGACAACATTTGATCGCTTTCTATTAGCTTTTGAACCCAAGCATCCAGTGATTCATCTTGAGAAAGATTTGCTGTTTCTTGTTGGAGCTGTTCGATAGATTGGAAGAATTCAGCAAATTCTGGCATGTCTCTCGCTTGAGCCGTTGCATTACTGACAATATCTTCTATTGATTTTGCGAATGAACTCAAACCATCGACAGCGTTTTCCGTGCCATCATTGACGGAGTTTAAGAATTGCTCAAACTCTCGCATCGCTTGGCTATCTGCATCAATACCAATCTTAATCAGTAATTCATCTAATAGCATTATTGCTTTGCTCCATTTGATTTAATTCCACTATTACCTCGTGGAAAGAAATAAGATCGGATATTGAATAAACCGATCTTAATTCATTCAGCGTACACAGATTCTTGATGATTGGCGTAAACACAAACCAATCAACTCTACTTTCTGCTTGATTCTCTACGCCTTGAGGTTGCCTTGAATATTGTTCAGCAATCCACCCCCACCGATAAAAAAATCAGCGAATTGATAGGTTAACCCCTCTTTCAATACAGTGATTAGATGACCTCGATGTTTATTAAAATGGCTGTCGAAACGCTCTGACAGGCGATATTTTTGACCGTCTTGCTCGCAAGCTGTGTGACTTAATACGATATTCTCTAGCTCTTTAACGCTTGAATCGCCCAAATTAGCTAATACCGTAGTTAATACCCCAACGCCCAACTTTTTGCTATCGCCCAACGCAGATAAATCAACAGATTGGAGCAGCTTCATTGCGTTTTTTAACGCAGTCCACGCAGACATAGCATTAGCTGGTGTCATTGTGTAAGTTACATCCTCGATAGTGAATTGCTTAACTTGTTCCATTATTCAACGCCTTTTTCTAAGTTCATTGTCATTTGTTCAAAAACAATCGTCCATGTTGTAGCATTATGACCGTTACCACGAACATATTGTGCTGGAGTGGTAAAATAGCCCTTTGTTGCGGTAACAACATCATCATTAATCAAATCACGGATTGACAAAGTGATAGGTAAAAATGTTTTAATGCTGCTTTTTTGTTGATTGAATAGTTTTGAAAGATGAGCATTATCCGCAGAGTGTTGCTTAATCTTAAGTGTTAATTTTCCAGAATTGTCTGGATTGGCGATGTAAACCCCCGTACCGTTCGCACCGATAACTAATTGACCTGCATCAACTTGATTCACTGCACTGATAACATCCGAGCCATCTGCCCAATCAGAAATTTCTTTCCCGTCAAGTAACACCACGACCTGTTTTGGATCGAAAATTGCCATTATTTTGTCCTCTTAAAAGAAAAAAGGCTGGATTACCCAGCCCTATTAATTATCGGTTATAGTTTACAATCACATCACTTGAATGGATTGCACCAGCCAATTTAACCGCAGTTTGAATTGGCGTTGCTCTACGCTGCTCACGGTCGCTATCGGAAAGCGTATCCATTGGAGCTGCCCAAATGTAATAACCTTTTTCTAGGTAATCATTGGTTTTTAGATTGCCGAAGCTATCACCAGTCCATTTACCGGCAGCGAACGCTCCATTGTTTACACCCTCTAAGCAAACTTTTTCAACCGCAGAAATTAAGATTGCTTGACCTTTGTCGGTTAAAGGGATTTTAGTCGGTGATTTGTATAAGCGAGCAAACACCTCTTTTTGTACCGCATCTTTGAACCAGTCAAGGATAACGATTTCATCTGCGAATTTACCACCGATTACCGTACCCTCTGCGAGCATTGCCGCATCGTCAAAGTAAGTGTAAACGTTAATACCTAGTCGTTTCGCTTTCGCAAACTCTGTCGCAGTGATTTCGTCTGCGGTGATTGTTGGTTGTTGTTTAAACTTAAGTGTAAGCGTTGAGTTGTTAGCTGCAAAGTTTACGGATAGCAAGCGAGACAACGCAGATGACGCAGGGTACATATCATTTTTGTCAAACACCGCTAAAGTGTGATCTAATTGAGCGTCATATAATTTTTTGAAAACGTTTGTGTTTTCCCACTCAATTTGCTCTGGCTTGATAACGCTAACACCAAACAACTTATCATTAGCTTGAGCATATTTAGCTGCGGCCTCGATTTGCTCATCTGTTAATTGAGCAGCAAAAGTGAAGCCGTACCAGCTATTTTCAACTTCTGCAACATTAAATAGAGCCTCTTCTACTTTCTCGGCTTTAACCTGAGTTTGAGCCTTACCAATGACTCGTGTAGCTTGACCGTCCTCAAGTTTTAGCAATCCACCAATGTAATCACCATTACCAGCCTCATTGATAGCGTAGAAGATTTCTGTTTCCTTACTTACGCCAGATGTATTTGAAGTGATAATGAAACGATTTCCAACTTCATCGTATGTAACACTGGCAGCAACAGAAAGCTGCGTTAATTTTGTTTGAATAGCGTTAGCAATGGCGGAAAAGTCAGCTAATTTCGAGAAGTTCAAACCATCTAACTTTTTAATTTCTGACCCGACCGTAATAGCAAACTTACCATTTGTTACAGCCTTAAATGAACTCAAACCATCAGACAGTGTAGCACCTCTAAGTGCATTACTTGTTGCGTTGATTGTTACCTGTTCTTTTTGCCAGCGTGCAATAATTAACTGTTTCGCACGTGGACTTTGAGCAAAGAACGGTTGAGCCGCTTTTGCTGTTTCTGAATTTGTACCAAAGAGAACTTCCACATCTTTTTGACTATCTACATATACGTAGCGTGTAGTATCATTGTTAAATGCTTGTCCTGCTTCTGGTGTGAAGAGTGCAACCGTACCGAATGATTTGCGAGCCGCAGACTTCGGAACTGTATTTAGTTGCACGTTTACAATATTAGAGATTGATAATGCCATTTGGCTTATGCTCCTATATCTTGTGATTTATTATTCGTCCGTTGCTCAACCCTCTCAATCGGATCTAACGGAGTATCTACAATGTGATGATGACTGAAAATCACATCAAATTGCCCACGCTCTTCATAATCTGCGCCAACCGTAGCGGTTAGGTTGCGAACATCAGAAAAACGGATAACACCCCAATGGTTTGATTTAAGAAAGGAAAGAAACGCTGAACTTTGGAAAATAGCTTTTAATTTGTAGCTTTGAGCGAGTGAATTACGACCAAAACAAGAAACGCTTACCGTGCTTTGCATTGATTGTCTAATACGCTCTCGTTTGCCGTCAAATTCTCGTGTCGCCTGCCCTATTTCGTTGGTATTTAATACATCCATAGTAATAAATGCAGGCAGGGGATTTTCTGGCAACCAGCCACCGATTACAGCCTCTTTAGGTAACTTCAAAGCCTCTTGAATCCACTTTCGCAGTTTGGCCGTGTCGAATGCCGATATTGTTGTAGTATCCATAGTCTTTCCAATTACCCACAGTTTTGATTTTGTAAGTTTCACCAAGATAATCTACTAAATCGCCTATTTTTAAAGGTTTAACTGTGTAGATTTTAATACTTGGCAGAAACCGCTCACCCTCTGGCAAGAATTGAACATCGTTAGGCGATGTTGGCATCACTATTGCAGTGACTTTTTCTTCAACATACCTTGCTTTATAGTCAATAGCTGAATGTTCGCCTTGTAGATGTTTTACGACTACTTTCCGGCTGAATTTGCTATTCAAAAAGCGAGGAGATTGATTAATTAAGCTCATTTGACGATACCTTTTACAGATTGCCGCAGTTTACCTGTGTCAATCAGCGGCTTGCTTGATTTCTTGCGTTTAATTGTGCTTGGTGCGTTCGCAGTCCAATTGCCGTTAACGATATTTTGCTGAACATCACCTTGAGCAATTAAAGCGATTTGTTCATAGATTTGCTCTATTGAAACACCGCTTTCAAACAGCTTTACAAATAACGCTGTGTATTTCTCTTGATTTTCTGCCAATGTTTGGCGAAGAAACGGACGAGATGGGATGTGTTCATTCCCAAACTCTAACACCGCACCTAGAGAGGCTAGATTAAAGCCATCTGAACCCTCTACATCCTCGTTAAACTCAGCAGGAAAGCCAACATACGCAGCCTTTTCGCTAGTTGCTTTTATTTGCTCGATAAGCTGTTTGAATTTCGCAAGATTACCTGTAACTTGAACACTCATTAAGCCACCATCACACCTATCCCAACGAGCTTACGCAAGCGTAAGTATTCTTGACCGTATGCAGTTAATTGATAATCTGCATCAGTGCCTGTGATTGTCGGTACAGCATAGCCAACAGAAAGCTCCCCTGCCGACTCGCTCGCTACATTGCGATTTGCCCCACCGTTACCCTCTGTCGCCCAAAGAGAAAGACGGAGCAAATGAGCAGCCAATGCCAACACTCCACGCTCGAAAAGTCGCCCCCATCGTGCTTGGCTGATTTCTTGCTGTGCATCCAATAAAAAAAGGTCAATGCGGAAACCATCGACCTCTTTAAATTCTGGATAACGTTCACGAAAATCGTCTATTGTTGGCATTTATTCCTCCTAGTAATCTACATAAAGAGCAGATTCTGGCTCGATAAAGGTAACGCCGCCGAATGCCATGCGTAAGCCTGACTCGTAAGCTAATAAACCTTTTTCTTTTGCTTCTAACACAGTTGGAGTCATCGGCACATCAAAAATCACGTGTTCTTTGCTGTTTACATAAACAATCGCACGGTTTTTGCCATCAGTCACTCGAGAACTGAAGTCAGACGGTAACGCTTTGAGTACAACATCACGACCAGCCGCGGCAGATAAGTTCTTAACTAAGAACTCCAACGCAGTTGTATCAGTGTTTGCTCGTTTAATTAAAGCAAGGTGAGCTAAATCTAACGCATCAATAGCGAAAGTATTTGGTGCTTCAATGTGTTTTGTACGCTCGAAGCCGGCCAAGAACATTTCTTTGAAGAAATCTACTGCTTTATCAAAGTCCATTTCTTGAATTCTGGTGTTTTTTGCTGCACCTTTTAAGGTGTGAACAGATACATCTTTTGAGTTTAATAAACCAGTTAAACGACCATCCTTAGCGTGACCCAAGAACGCAACTTTTTGTAAAGTTTGTTGAGCGTTTTTGTTTAACACCATGATTTTTGCCGTGTCGAGTTTTAAACCTAATAATTGACCTTGTTCTAACTCTGGTTTAGTCCATGTAACAGATTTAGCCCATTGCACAATGTAAGAGCGTTTTGAACTAAAGTTAACTTCCACTTGGTCTAAAGTGCTGGTGCCAGTAGTGATTAAGCCATCATCTAAAGAACCGTGTTCATCTGCACCGTAGTGTAATTTTTCTGTGATGCCAACAGCTGTTTGCTGGTCAACGAAAACGAATTGTGGGAACACAATTTCAGGATATTTGGTTTCTGCGATTTCTTTGCTAACAGCAGTTAAACCGTTTTGTACGTAAGTTAATAAAGACATCTGTTTAGCCCCTTATAATTTAGAAATTAACGCTAATTGACCTTTAACATCAATTACGGTATATGGAGTTTCGATTGCACTAGCTTCTGTTTCACCTTGAATCGCACCAGTTTTACCGTCACCACCTGCGGTTAATACGTAAACTTTTTTACCACGTGTAACAGCTTTACCAATTGCAACGTTTACCCATACCGCATCACCTGCTGCAATATGCATTACATCGCAAAGCTCGCCATCATTCCATTCGTCACGGATAGTGCTTGCAAATACTACGCCGGCCAATACATCAGTTTTAGCCGCTAACGCTTTTACACCACCCTCTGGATTTAATGCTACAAAATCACCAGCTTTTACTTTACCAGTTACTTTTTCCGCACTTGTTTTTGCACTCGCAAAGTTGCCTTTGCCTAATTCACCAGCTTTTGCTGGAGCTTGTTCGTAAGCGTAACCCATTATTTATTACCCCTATTGATTGTAAGTTTTATTGAAGTCTAATTTAGGTGCGGTTTCAGTTTTCGCATCACCTAACAAGATGTTACCTAAAGATTTGCGTTCATCAGCTAATTTAGCAGTAACCGCTTTAGCTACTTGATACGCGCCAGAAATTTCAGCATCTGATAATTTGGCCGCAGCATCTTTTGTGAAGATACCTTGAGCAACAATAACGCTCTCTTGGATTTCGCGAACGCTTGCTTTATCTGCGAATTTCACATCTTTGAATACAGATTGTGCATCAGCCAACATTGCCGCTTGTGCTAATTCTGCATCACGTTTTGCCTGTGCATCTTTCAATGCTTGAATTTCTGCATCTTTGGCTTTAAGTTGTTTTTCAAACTCTTCTTTGTTCACTTCTTCTTCCTTTTTATCTTCGGGTTCAGATTGTTTTTCTTTTGGTTCAGTTGGCTTTTCAGCTTTTGGAGCTTTATCACTCTCTTTACCGGTTTCTTCATCTTCTTCGATTTGTTTTTTCTGCTCATCGGACAATTTGATGCCGAATGCACCTAAAAACGCATCGAGGAATTTAGCGGTTTTTCCCATAACGGTTCTTTCCTCATCGGCAAGTTTTACAGTTCCACCGCAGCGACCCTTTGCCACAATCGCCACGTGGTTTCCGATCATCGGAGACATCTCAAAATCTGCATCTTTAACGCTTGACTGGATAATATTGCAGTCATAACCGCAAGATAGCTGTTCTACACCGTGTTCTTGTACGGTTTTAATAGCTTGTTCATCATAAATCCAAGCCTCTGCCGTGAGTTCATCGCCCACTCGCTTAACATTACGCACAACCCCAACGGATAGCTCTTTCCAGTTCTTAGCGTTTACGCCTTGCTCTGGGTGTCCAATTGTGAGCGTTGCGTTCTCAAAGCTCTCAATGGTTTCATCAGAAAATAGTGATTTTTCTGTTCGTGCGACCTTTTTAATTCCGTCCTCTTTTAAACCTAATTCAGAGGCCAGATAGTCAAAAACACCAACTTTTGAAATTGTCGCTGGCACTACCAAAAAGCCGTCTTTAGTGATAATCCGCTGTGTTTTTGATTGCGCTGTATTGTCTGTAAACTTCATTTATTTACCCCAATAAAAAACCCGACCATTTCTGATCGGGTTGCTTGATTAATTTGTTTTCTAATTTTCTAAAAATTCTTTTGCTTTGATATATTTGGCTTTTCTCTCTAAATCTTTTTCGGTAATCTTTAATAGTCGAGATAGATCCATATTATGAGATAAATCAGCAATCTTAACTAACCGCGCGATAGGATTAGCTTTTACTCTGTTTAGATAGTCGGCATACATCTCGCCCTTGCGTTTAGTTATCGCATCTACCGCTTGCGCCACTGAATTTCCAAAGTAATAAATTAAATCATCAAAAGTGGTTTCTGTATCTTCCACGCTATCATGCAACCATGCTACCGCCACTATATCTTCCGTTGGCTCAACAAGGTTATTAACTACTGCCTGCAAGTGTCCAATATACGGCTTGCCTGCTTTATCCACTTGATTAGCGTGTATTGACCTTGCAAATAATTCTGCCATTGTTGATAAAGTCATTATTAGCTTCTCATAAATCTGATTGCATCACTTTCAGAGATAACACTGAAATCACTGAAACCACTTTCAAGTAGGCGCTCAGCCCATGAAATACCGCGCGAGACATCCCACTCTAATTTTTTTGGATTGAACACCGAAAACGACAATAAATCAGAAGGATTTCCTCTGATTAGTTTTTTCTGGTTTTCGCCTACATTTGCTAAGTAATATTGAAAACTCATTTTTTATCCTCAATAAGCTCAACACCTTCCGGTACTTTGATTTTACTACTTAGTTTACGCATTTCAAGTAATAACTTCTCTTTTTCATGAATTGATGTTTTTGGATCTCTGAATTTTTCATAGAGTTTATGCAATAACCCATTTTTAACATCAAAACTTTGCTGCGTATGGTATTGCATTTCAAAAACATCGCCATCTTCATTTTGGATAAATGTATTAACGCCTTTATATGCACTATCGTTCTTCCAAGTGTTTTTGACTACGATAGTTTTATACCCCTCGATCGCCAACAAGTACTGCATTGCCTTATAGCGAGTAACAAAATCATTTTCTTTGAAAACTGTTGTGTACCGAATAGCATCACGAATTTTATTCAATGACAGCGACTTGGAAAATCCATCTGCAACCTCAGCTTCAATTTTTCTCTTTATTGAATACGAACTTTTTAGACGATTTTCTAAACCAACAAGTTTACCACCTGCTTTCGTTGCGATATTGTTAATATCTGCCGTAATTGTCGGTTCTATTTTCTGCGATTTTTCAACAAGCTTATCAACCGAAAGCGATAAATCCTCTTTAATTGGTTCTGATGGCGCTTCTTGCTCGTTACTTGAAGCTTTAACCACATCACCAAGATAAGGAATCGCCACACATCGACAATTAAAATCATGCCCTGGGTGTCCTGTATCTGCTGGCGGATTAGCGGATTCAAAGACTTGACCGTCCTTTTCTGCGTGGCTTTCACGCACTCGCTCATCGCCCGATGTACTCCAAGTGTATTTTGTAATCCCCACATCTTCATGTCTCGCTTGCGTTAGTGCAGCGTTTAGCTTTGAAGATTGGTCTCGAGCAATAAATATCGCTCTTTTCTCGGTCGTTTTACCTATATCTTTAATCTGTTGCACTAAGTCTTTATTTAGTGTTCCATTCACTACCGCTTGCGTGACTGCATTTTGCACCTTATCAAGGTATTGGGAGCGAATAGACTTGATTAGTTGAACATTGGCAGTTGTCATCGCATTGACTTTTTCAGCTATGCGTGGGTTATTGCGTAAATAGGCGGATAAATCGATGCCAGTCTGATTTTTTAGATTGGTTGATACTTCAGCATGGTTTTGTGCATCACCTCGATTAACAAAGCCATTAGCGATATTTTCGGCCTGTGAAATGCGGTCTGATTTCTCGTACTTCTCTAATACTTTCATCAGCGCTTTTGCACTAATAGCCTGAAATCCTTTCGCATCATCCATAAAAAAAGAGCCTTGCGGTTGTTGCAGGGCTCTTTCTACATCATCGGTCATCGTTTTGACGAAATGCTTAAGCTGTTGTCTATACCAAAGCTCCGTTCTCTTGCTCATTTTCACTGGCTTGAACTTGCGTACTTTCGCCTTTTGGTTCTTCAAAATTTCTGGCAAGTTCATCAGCATTTTTCATTTCCTCAATGTCATCAGCCGAGATATTGGCAAATAAACCGCTTTCTCGCAATTCGTTAGCTACTTGCTGTTCTGTTACGATACCGTTCTGAATTAGTGTATTGGTTGCGGTTGCGAACGTGTTCAGCATATTGATTTGTTGCTCTTGCTTAACAACGGTTAAAGGTAAGAATTCAAACCACCAATCTTCAGGCTGGCCACCAAACAATTCACCACAAATTAGAGTATCAATAACTTCTAAAACAGGTCTTAATCTTGACTCTTGCAAGCGATGAATTGACTCATGGTAGTTTTGAATGTCCTCATCGCCACTCGCTAAACCAGAAACTGATTGACCGAATAAGATTGTAACTGGCATATCTGCCGCACCAGCTACCGCATTACGAAACTCAGTGATAAGGTCTTTTAATCCACCAAACGAGAGTTCTTTGCGGTCGTATTCGTTTTCTTTATCAAGCAATAAGCTGTTTGTCGATGACTTAATAGCCTGTACCGCACCGATTACGTTTGCCACTTCATTCTCAAAGCCACTCGAAATCTTGTCGGTCAACCCATCAATTTTGAAAATGTCAATCTTGCTTTCAAAAATAAGGTCGCCAACGTTAGCGGAAGCAATATCAAAGCGTTTTAAGGCATCAATAATCTTCTCTAAGTCTGAAATACCCCAAATGCTATTATCAGATAACGGAGCATCGTTAGCGTTCATAATCAATAGTCTTGAATGATGAACGATTAGAGGCTTGTCATCACCGCTGATTGAATAGGCTTTGTATTTACCGAAATTAGCATCGGTGATATTCGTTTCTCTTTCGCCTGCTGTGCTAATTTTCCACTTAGGTAATATGATTAATCGTTTTAGCTTTTCAGTCGGTCTTAATGGCGTATTTAAGTTTGTTGCATCGGTGACAATTAATAAACCAACCGAACCATAAAGACTTGACCACTGCAACGCCTTAGTTAGCGTTTCACGAAGTTTAATTCTTCGCTCGTATTTGGTGAAAGCATCTAACTGCTCCGAATCAAGGTCGTTAGAGAAAACATCTCGCCACGCTCTTGTCATATCTTCTGGGCGTTTGATGCAAATTTTATTTGCAATCCAGTTCTCTCGCCATAAGGCTTCTAATTCGTCACGCTTCTCAGTTAGCATTGAGCTAGCGACATAATTAGTCTGCTCTTGCTTTAATCCAAGCTTTAACGCTAACGATGCTATTCCGTCAAAAAATTTCATATCTATAAATCCAATAATGATTTTGGTTTTGTTGGTGCGTAACACATCACTAACGCATCAGCCATATTTGGTGACGGTATGCCACGTTTTCGCATATCCTTTTTACTCTCGACTTTAACCCGTCCATTGTTATCATAATCAACTCTAGGGCGAGATAATTCAGCCTTAAGATATTCAAGCTCCTTGATATTGCTTGATAGGCTTATTAATTCATCATCAGGATAAACATCACCGTGTTTGATTGCTCGATATGTTTTATAAAATCTATCTCGCAATGACCACCAAGCCTGTGCTTTGATATTTGAGAACATATCTTGGTTCTTTTTACCTTTGATATATTCACGCTCTGGATAAGCCACAGAACCACCGGCATTAAATCCCTCAACCTGAATGGTTTTAGGCAAACGTTTGAAGTGAGCTTTTACACCAGCACCAACCCCGATACTATCGAAGATAATCAAATCAGCACCGAAATTAACCGCACTTTGATTTGTTCTATTGGCGGAATCAATGACATCGCCATTTTTCCAAACATCAACATCAAGAACGACTGAACCGTGTGTAAATGCGTTAGCGTTACTATCAACGCCCTCATCCGCAACGTCAAAGCCGACTTTCTTCAATCCTTTTCCAGTAAACCCGAGTTTAATATGAGCATCTACTGCCGCATCAATCCATGCAGGCTTAATAATCGCCATATCTGAATCAGCTACTGGCTCACCCTCATAAACGTGTCTGTAAAGCTCGTAGTCACGTTCTCGCATCTGCTCCATATCTTCCATTAGCTCTTTCGGAAAATACGGGTTATCTTGCCAATTAACCAACACAGAGGAGCATCTTTCTGGCGGATTAATCACAAATCGTTGATAGGTGTCATCTAAAATGTTTTTAGGGTTGAAACTCACAATAATCTGTGACTTATCTTCTCGAATAGTCGGAATTAATACATCCCAGCTTTCTTTTGATACGTTTTCGCCCTCTTCCACCCAAACAACATCAATACCTGTCATTGATTTGATTGAGGTGATATTGGTTTTTAACCCTGCGAATGTAAATCTTGAACCATTTTGACCGATGATTTGAGTTTTCTGCACCTCGAAGAAGTTTTGCAGCTCTAAACTCTCTATCTGATCAATCAACATCTGAATAACAGAATCAGATATGGATTTTTGAATTTCACGACAACAAAGCACTCGTGTCGGATTGTGGTAAGCTCTAATAATTAACGATCTCGCTATATTAAAACTCTTACCCGAACCACGACCACCATAGAAGATAATAAAACGCCACACATCTTCAAATAATGCTCTAAACTTTGTCGGAAATTTAATATCAAGGCTCATCGCTAAATGTCACATTGATTACTGTTGGTAGTGGTTTGTCGCCAGTGGTTACATCTAATTTATCCTTGAACATTCCTAAGTGCTTACCTAAAAGCTCTAAGGCTTTATTTGCACTTGTCGGCTCAAAGACAAACATTTGATTGTTAACAGTATCAATCTTGCCCTCTTGTGCGTTTTTGATTGTATCTGTCATTACAACCGACTTACGCCCCATGCAAATATCTCTCAACTCTTGCAAGTCTGCGATAATATTATCGACTGTAACGCTATGTCGTTTTAAGTGGTATTCTTGCAACTCATTAATACGGACCTTAATTGGACCTTTTTTAAGCATTTCCTTAGCTCTTGTATTAATGGTTTCAGTTTTCATATTTTCAGCATTGTAAGATTGTCTATATGCCTCACTTGCATTGCCAAGCTCAATATATAACTGACAAAACTTTTCTTGCTTAGGGGTTAATTTCACCACGCCTTTAGACGTGGATTTCTCTTTCACGTCTGACATAGGGAAATCCTTTATATTTTTTTAGTTTAGGCCAATCACTTCTACTGCATCTAGTGGGCTTTCATCGTCTGCGTAGAATGTACCGTTGGCATTATGCCAGTGAGAGAATGGCGGCTCTTCTGTTTCAGTCTTTTCGACTAATAACCATTTACCAAATTGTGTTTCATAAACTACATCACATAATGTTCCATTACGGAGTTTTACAATGTCACCGATTTTCATTTCTTATCCTTTGTAGATTCAATCCACTTGTTAATGTTTGTGATTTGACTAGCACACATATCTCGCTCAGCTATCACAGTGATTAGATGTTCTACCGCCTCACCGTATGTGTTACCCATAAATGGAGTTTTTACACAAGGCACCAAGAAAGCTTGTGGCGGATAAATGTATTCAGTCTTAGTTGTTACCTTGTTAGTGCAACCGCTCAATAGCATCGTCATAGATGCGAGTGTTATAACAAGGTTGGTTTTTAATGATTTTCCGAACCACTTGGATTTTATTTTGTGCTTCTTGTTTGATTTCATCGTGAATCACTCTCTGCTGCTCTACAGCTTTGCGCTCTACTTCAATCGTATCTTTTAGCGATTGATTAACCTTTTCTTGTTCTGCGATAAGGTTAGCCTGTGTTTGGTTTTTGGCTTTTAAGTCATTTATTGTTCCGTGTTGAAACCAAATCCAGCCGCATAGGCTAACTGCTACCGCTAGAAAAATCAGAATTAATCTGTTCATAATTAATCCACCATTAACGCACGGAATAATCGACAGCGGTCATCTAATCCGTTTGTACCGCCGTTAATTCGGATTGTTACCTTTTGAACAGAATCAAGTGACGCAAGCTCATTAAATATCCAGTACCACACCGCAGCCTTAACAGCTAATTCTAGATTGTTTGATACTTCTTTCGGGCTGATTGTTTCGCCCAACCAACGAGCAAAACGGATATAGTTATCTTTGCCAGTGATTTGAATTAAACCACGACCACGATAATTCCAACCGTCCATTGTTTCTTCTTGTCCGTTACCAAGTCGATTGGCATATACTCGACTCGCAATCTTCTCTGGTTTACGTTCATACTGGCGAGCGACATTAGGATTAGGAAAATACTTGCGGAAAACTCTCATTAGCCCATCAGCTGAATAATTTAAGTTTTCGCTTAGCGTGGTAAATCCTGCTGTCTCGTGTCCGCATTGAGCTAAGAACATCGCTTGTTGTTGCTTATTGAAACAACCTGCTAACTCAATATGTTTATCAATCGCTTGATACATTCCATTAATTGCTCTTGGGAAAACTCTATTGAATACCGTTTCGGAAATTAACATTTTATCGTCCTCTACCCTTGCCATTGTTTCGACCTTTGTCGTCACGGTCGACCTTATCTTTCTCAAAGCCTAGCGATTGATATTCACTGTGAGCGTCTTGCTCGATTTCGTGTTCATAATCACTCACTAGGTTTTTAATTTGTGTAATCCGACTGTTACAAATCTTTAATTGGTCTGTTACCTTTACAGCGTAAACAGCAACGTCAGAAGATTTTTCACCATTTAATGTTGGTTTAGGACAAGTCACTAAAAGATTGTCTGGAATGGTTACTCGGATAATCTTAATCTTCTCAACTGGCTTACTCGGATTTAAGCAGCCTGTCGATAACAGCACGACTAACACCATCGCTACGAACACATTTACTTGAAAGAACAATCTTACTAATCCCATCCAGCTTATCTTCATTTCGCTTACGCTCCTTTGCTTGTTCTTTAAGCAAGAATTCAATTCTGTCATTTCTGTCGCTTACCATATCCCGAAGAGCATCAATCCGTTTCGTTCGCTCTTCTGCTAACTGTACTGTCTGGTCGTACTTATCCTGTAACAGCTCCAAACTCTTGTTCTGGCTATAAATCTGCACCGACAAACCTATACAGCCTGCGAATAAGAAACAGGCAAATACTCTATCGAGTGCAATTCCTAATCTTGCGGCTCTTTCTCTACCCATTCCATTTTCCTCTTGGTCTCATATCATCATCTTGGTTTTCCGTGCCATCGATTAAAATATCTTCCTCGTTGTCATTAGTTGGAATTTCGTCATCGTAACGAATTGAGCGTTTTCTGCTTGTTTCTCTTTCAATGTCTTTCATTGAGTAGTTAGGATTTAAATCATCAACCGAACCACCGATTTGACGGAAGAAAACTCTAAGCAAACCCCATAAAGCAGGGACTCCAAAATACCCAAACGCTCCAGCGATTGAGATAATCATTAAAGTGTCGATACTTTGAGACATTAAGAAAAACGCTACAACCATTCCACTGAAAGCCCCTACTAGAAAGCTAGAGACTACGGAAGATACTTTTACAGGCGAGCCTGCTGATTGTGTTGCGGTGATATACTTAACCACACCGCCTAAACCTGAAAATGCGAGAGAAATAACCGTTGCTATGATGTCAATGCCATTGTTAGGCGATCCGTTATCTTGCATTGGTTACTCATAAATTTCGTGCAATAAAAAACCCCGACCGTTTCCGATCAGGGTGTTGTTGAATTTATTTCGGCGTTCGATACTTACACTACGACCACCGTATATGAATATGATAGGACAAGTTGACAAGTATGTCAATATATAAATCGAATTTTTTTAATATTTTTTCTTTTCTCGCTCTCTATTGCTAATTTAACTTCAATCTTGATTAGAATGTCGTAGATAATCGCTTTCATTAAGGCTAAATCTTTTTCCACTCTACGCTTACAGGTTTTTAGGCAAGGAATTCTAATGTCTCGTTTACCATTGCAAGGCTGCATATATTGAGGTTCTTCACGCTCTCTTAACTTCACTGCAATCTTGTTTGATGTTGATTTGTGAACGTAATACGAGAAAAGAATAAAATGCATCCGCTCATCGTATTTCTTGAAGAACATTTCAATCTGTTCACTAATCATCATTCCTAACTCATCATCGCAAATTGCACTGCTTGGCTCATCTCTAGGCTCTACGCTTTTCATAAGCTTATAGAGAATGTTTAGCTCTGGTTTATCCAATCTTCCGCTGTTAATCCAGCCACCCCAAGAATACATTCTGTTATCAACGAATTGCACTTGGTCATAATCTAGTTCTGGTAGTTCGCTGAATTTATTCATTCTCTAGTTCCTTAATTTTCGCTCTGTAAACATTGATTAATTCTTTAAGCTCGGATATTTCCCATTTCTTAATTCGATGTTGATTTTCTTCTAACCACTGAACTTCTTGTTCGCCAATCTTCTCAACTAGTCTTGGTCTATATCCGTGTATATTTCCGCCGCCTACAAAGAGATTGCATCTAATACAGCCAGAATGAATATTTCTCTCGTCAAATCTTAGGAATGAACTTCTACCTTGCGGAATAAAGTGTGAGGCTTGAAAACTTGGTTTCCATACTGCGCCGCAAGCGATACAAGGCTGGCCTTTGTCTCTCAATCTGATGAATTTATTTACTTCTTTTTGAAGTGCTTTCAGCCAATGACCTCTATCGCTTTCTAGTAGTCTTTTCTTCCGCTCTTTTAATTGTGCCTTTTCTTGTTTCTCTCGTCTCTTTCTTGCCTGCTCTTTTGAAAGGATAATCGCACATTTAGGCGAGCAAACTTTCTGTGTTGAGCTTATTGTTTTCACAAAGTAACAACCGCATACTTTGCATTTGGTTTCCTTAGGTTTAGTCATATCTACCACCATTTACCAGTGATTAAGATTGTTCCTATAACAACACAGGCATAAGCTATAATTAAAATCTTCAATTCTTTCTCATTCATCGTCTGCACCCTCAATAAACAAAATAATCACAAACACAACCACAAAAAGAACTACTGACAGGGCTATTTCTTCTCTCATTCCTTAATCTCATCCTTGACGTATTTGATTTCGTATAATTTGCCTTTATAGCCTAGCAATTCCCCATTGATAGATTTACTTTTAACTATTTCGGCATACATTCCACCTCCAGCAATGAATGATGCTAGGCATAGAAATATTGCGACCATACCAAGAATTCCATTTGATAAAAAACCAATAGCAAAACAACCTAAAGAAACTAATACAAAAATTAATGTGTACATATTTTAAAACTCCCATTTATCATTAAACTTAACACCATTCTCAACGCCCCAAGCGGTTGTATATTCGATAAGACTTGCCATTCTCTTAACGCCCATTTTTGAAGTTCTTTCTCGAACGTTTACTAACTCCCCCTCAATTCCAGTGACTAGCTTGTATGGCTGCTTTGTTGCGATTGTGTGGCCGCTAACGATTAGATTTTTCCATCCGTAAATATCGTACTTATCGCCTTGCCAAGTTGCCTGTTTTGAGATGTCGCCTAACATTCCGTGAAATTTATTATTCTGCTCCATTGAGCGTGTTTTAACCTTGATTTCTATAACAAGTGGATTTAATTCATTTATTGGCAAATTTCTGATTAGCTCCATCGCATTTCTGCGAACGTTCTCATTGACTAGAAACATTGGTTTGAAATTAAATTCCACCTACGCAATCCCCATAATCTCTTTAATCTTTGCTACACCGTTTTTTGATACTTCTGGCGGAATAACTTTTTGCTTTTGCTCTAGCAACTCTGGAATTTGAGGAAATTCAAAACCAGTGCGAGCTTTATCAACTACTTCGGCAAGGATTTTCGGCATAGCCTTTTGGCAATCTTCCCATTTCTTTTTCCCGTAACCGCCATAAATGGTTTTTAACAAGTAATACTCAGCTCTTGAACGGAATTTGAAATTGTGTGGCTCTTTCGCATAACCAAAGTATTTTTGAAGTCTAGCCTCTAATTCGTCTTGTGTTGGTAGTCCTAATTCGTGATTGTCGTAACTGTTACACCAAGAAATAAATTCGCCTACACTTGGCAAATATCCGTTTGTTTTAGCTCTTGCAGCGGCCATTCCACGCTTAACTTGCTCAAATGTTTTAATCCCGTTTTCGGCAAAGCCTAATACCCATTGTTGCTTTAATGTTTCCAGTTGCTCGCTGCTTACGCTTAACAAAATCGGGCAGCTTGCAGTTAAGTTTGTGAAGATACGATCAATCATTAATCGCACTTGGTCTGGAACTTGTCTTTGGCTTGATTGTTGTGTTGTTAATTGGTTCATCAGAATACCTCTGCCATTTTTTCAGGCGTTCCCCAGTTGGTTGAATTTCGTTCTTGGAATGTTGATTTGTGCGGTTGTTTCTCACTAGCCTGTTTTTTAATCCAAAGTTGCTCCCATTTCTCACGCAATTTTTTCGGACTTAGGATATTAAGCGACCAGAACGGATCTTGATTTGCCCATTTAAACAACTCGCAAATATCTTTATGCGTGTGGCCATCTCTCTCACGCATAAGCCTTACGCAATCAGCCCATTCATTGAGATTTTTAGCTTTAACGTTAGGATTCAGTTTTTTGATTAACTCAAAAATCCATTCTGCTGCTCGCATATCATCAGGCGAGAAAGAATATTTTTTTGCTCTCTGCTCCGTCTGGAAATTTTTTTCAGACGAAGATATATCTTTTGTAGGAGTTTCTTGTGGAATCTCTTGGTTATTGGTCTGCTCATTTTGAACAGATTCATCTGCCCATTTTGAACAGCTCGACTGCTCATTTTGAGCAGATGGACTGTCGTTTTTGTTTGTCGTAATTTGTAGGTTATCTAATTCTTCGTAGTTGATTGTGTACCATTTCGTTTTATCTACTTTCATTTTGTTAAATTCAGTAGTAGATGTTATTAATCCAAGATCTTCTAAGTTTTTAATAGCTACTTTTCTTACTTCTGGATTAGCAAATTCTGGTAAACGAGCTGAATAAAGCATTGTTCCACCACGGTTAATGATGTTACCTACATCACCTACCTCTAATTTCTTGATGTTATTTTCTACTAGTCCTTTATATCCCTGAAATACTCCATATACTTCCAAACCATTGAAGAT